CCGTACAAAATATCGCCCTGGGCAACCGTAGATAACCCCGTGCCACCGCGGGTAACAGCCAATTGACCCGTCCAGCCAAGAGTAAGCGATGCGGCGTTTAGCAGCGCAGTTGATGGGCTGCCACCCAAAGTAAGGGTTACGTTTGTGTCATCGGTTTTTGTAAGGGCTGCGGGCGAATTCCATTGTGGGGCTGTTCCGCTGCTGGCAAGATATTGGCCAGTTGTGCCAATTGCCAATTTAGACAATGTTGTGCCGGAAACGTAATACAGTAAATCGCCCGCGTTATAAGTTGTAAGCCCTGTGCCGCCAGCGGTTGTAGGGGTTACTTTCCAAGCAATTACTTGAATAACGTTAGCATTGTCTTTGTAAAACAATTTGCCATCGGTAATGTTGATGGCCAGTTCCGATCCCAACGTGCTGTTGGCCAAGTTTGCAGCCAGCGGCGCGGCGGCTGCCGTGCTGCTGCTGTAAATTTGAATTGGGGTAAAGCCGGTTTGCGCCATCTTTTAAATCTCCGGTGTGAACGTTTGAGGCAACCAGGGCAGCACGGTCACTTTTTGTTTTTTTAATTCGGCCAATTGTTCAGCCAAACGCGCTTCAATGCCCGTTTTGTCGATCCAGGACACAATCATGTCTTCGGTCACGTCGGCAAAAGGAACCGTCATTTTGGGTTCAGGAATGAACCAATTGCCTTCGGTTTCGACGGTAAAGTCGCCGTCGGTGGCGGCTGCAAAATAACGCGTTTGGGTAATCAATTTTCCATTGTGTTTTCATTAAAAGTTGCCCCCGCCGGTTCCACCGATAACGGTCAAAACGCCCGTTGATGGATTAAATTTCAGTTTAGTCGAAGACACCTTTACCGGCAAGTTTCCGGTTGTGTTTGTCACCCAAGTTGGGTACATATCCGTGGCCGTGGAAGTGTCATCCGTGATTGCAACGTTTGTTGCGTTTGTTGCCGTTCCCGCGGTCGTCGCGCTGCCCGCGCTGCCGTCAATGTTTACGCCGGTCAACGATTGGGCGCTGCTGGCGCGGTTCAATAAAATTGAAGTCGTGCCAATGAAAAGGCTTGAATTGCCCAAAACTGCCGAAGGAATCGTGCCGGAAAGTTGTCCAGCGGGAAGGCTGGTCAAATTGGCGCCCGAACCCGTAAATCCGGTGGCCGTGAATTCGCCCGTTGAAGGGTTAAATTGTAGCCTGGTGGATGAAACATATTCGGTGGTTAGGCTGCCAGTTGTTTGGCTGGCAAACAAGGGATAACGCACCGCGTTGGTGGTTGTGTCGTCGGTGACGGTCGCGTAAGCGGTGGGCGTCACCCAGGACGGGGCCGAAGTCCCGTTCGATTGCAGCACCTTGTTTGCGTCACCGGCTGCGGAAGCCAAAAACGCCGTTGTACCGCTTGCGGATTGGTAGGGAATACTGGCGGCAGCACCACCCGCCAAATTCGTCGCTGTGACGGCATTTGTGGCGTTGGTGGCCGTTCCCACGGTAATGCCAGCCGGATCACTCCATGCGGGGGCCGATGCGCCAGCGGTCAGGATATACGTGGACGATCCCAAACCCAGGAAAGTGGTCGCACCCGCGCCGGTTTGATAGGGCAATGAACCAGCCAGGCCGCCAGCCAGGTTGGTGGCCGTGATGGCGGTTGTGGCCGATCCAGCCGACCCCGCGGTGGCCGCGTAACTGACTGACAACCCGCTGGCCGGTACGTTTTTCCAATACTGTGCAACGCTGTCGTATTGCACCACGTCCAAATTGGAAAGTGTGCCAAATTGCACGTTTCCGTCCGTGCCACCCAACACCGAACCAAACGTCGGGCGTACAAACAAAATGCCGTTATTGGTTCCAACGTGAACAACCGCGGCCACAATTGCAATTGCATTTGGCGCCGTTGGTTTGGTTTTGGTTAAACCACCAGTAACCAACGGGTTGTAATACAACACTTGGCCTTGCACCCAGGCTTCAGCGCCGCCGGTGGTGTTGATTTGTTTGACTTCGCCAAATGACGATACAAAAATCCAATCATTGTTGATGCCGGATTCATCTGCCACGCCCAGGATGTAACTTGCCTGGTCAACAGTCAAGCCCGTGGCCGCCTTACCAATCAAGCCGCCTGAAGCGCCAACAGTACCGGCAAACGAAACCACTTGGCCTTTGGTAATGCTGCCCTGGCATTTAATCCGGTAAAACTGTTCTTCGCCAACGTGCTGAACCACGCTGCCATTCATTTGGAACGACAACGTTTGAAATTGGTCGCTGTTGTCGTAGTAAATGCGGCCCGTTGCGTCGGTCGGCAGCGGGTTTTGCGTGGTGTTGAATTGAATGTATGTCGGCGTTGCAATGCTGCCGGTCAATCCTGACAGGCTGGTGATATCGCTGTTTGCGCCACTTGCAGCCGCGCCCAGGTTTGTCCTGGCTGTTGGCGCGTCGGATGCGCCCGTGCCGCCATGCAACACGGCAATGTCGGTGGCAGCCCATGTTCCGGTGGCAATGGTTCCCAGCGTTGTGATGCTGGTTTGACCAGCCCAGGTCGTGGAAATACGCAAACCGCTGGCGCTGGCGTCCAGGGACGTGCCGTTCAGTTTGACGGAAAACGCGTTGGAAATCAGTTGCAGCCCATCGCCCGCCGTGTACGTTCCCGCCCCCGAAAACTGCGTCCAAGGCATATTGGTCACGCCAATCGTGCCGGTCGATCCCGCGGTGGTCACCCAGCCGGTGGATGACAGCGTGGCGCCGTCTTCAATAAACGTAAACGCGCCTGGCACTTCCGACCAGTTGTTCATGTCGGCGGTGCGCGTCCACCCGCTGGCGCTGGCTGCATAAATGCCGTTTTGTGCCTGGTTGGTTTGGTTTTTGACCAGGATGCGGTCGCCCGCGGTCAATGTGGATGGCCAGTCACCACCAGCCTGGGTCGCCAATCCGGACAACGTAATGTTGTTGGTGGTCGTGTAAAGGCACGACGCCTTAATGTCCAAACCCTGGGCGACCGAATCAACGTATGCCTTGTTGGCCACGTCAGCGTCCGCGGTTGGCGCTGCGGCCACTTGGGCGGTTGTGAAGTACGCTGCTGCGGGGCTGCTACCGCCAATTACCGACGAATCAATCGTCGAATTTGTAATGGTTAACCCTGATTGAAAAGGATCAACCGGTGGGAAAAAAGGCGTTCCCGCGGGGCCAACAAAATATTGCAGCGCAAACGTTGGTTCAGGATCAAAAACACCCTGAACCGGAACGATGTTGATGGTCTGTTTGTTGGCGACCTGATTGGTCATGGTTTACCCCGCGGCTAACGGTGTCACATAGCATTCGCCGTTTGCAGCCGTGCCAATGATGGAAATGTAAAACGTGTTGCGCGGTGCTGGAACCACGATAGGGTAATTCATGGTGGGGGGCAAAATGATCCCAGGCGTTGAATTGCCAGTCGTTGGAACAGCCGGTGTTGCCGTGCTGGCCGACGTGGTTCCCAACGTTACAACAACGGACGCGCTACCTGTATTTATCAGGCTTACGTAATTGTTTTCCACGTTGGATTTGGGTTCGATTGCCAGGGCGGTTGAAGCGGACGACGGAACCGTAATTCGGTAGGTTGGCCCATTAGGTCTAAAACTTGGCAGCATATTCGTTCCCCTTTCTTGGGAAATTATAAAGTTTCAAATAGAAAAAGCCACCCCTTTTGGGGGCGGCTTTCCCGTTTATTTTCCCATCCGATTAAGGAAGGAAAGTTAGGTCGTAACCGTAAATGAACACGTCAGCGGTGGCTGCTGCGCCCTGTGCGGTCGTGCAACGGATGTAAAGCGGTGTGGTCGATACTGCGTCGGTGGACGATGCGGCGGTCACAACCACTTTTGCCGTAGCGCTATTGCCGGTCAAGGCATAAGCCGATTTTACGGCTGTGCCGGTTGCGCCTGGGCCTGTATAAACGGCCAATTGGGCCGTGGTCAGGTTGATGGACGCATTGGCAACAATGATGCTTTGAACGCTGACACTACCACTTGCCAAAATGGGGGCGATGGTGTCTGCGACTGCATTTAAATCAACGCCTTGGGCCGATGCAATTAGGCGAAGCGCCTGGTTGGTTGCAAGGTTTGAAGGGTGATTACTAGCGGTTACTGCTGGGCCTGGATTAGACATGATCTGTTTCCTTTCTTGGTTGTCGGTTGATGATTAGGCTGCAACGCGGCAAGCCAATTCGGGATACAAAGGCGCCCAACCATAAAGAACGTCTAAACGTGTAGGAATGGAATCGTTATTTATCGTGTATTGCCTCACCACACGGATGGAAAGTCCAAGTTCCTTGTCGGACGCACGGCCAGCGAAATGAACGCCATCAGGCAATTCCAAGTCGGCAGTTGCCAACGTGAACGCATTGCGGTGCATGATGATGTTTTGTGGGCTGACTTCGCCGCTGTTTGCGAACGGGGTCACCACGGCGGTTGCGCTGGTAGCAGTAACAGTCACGTTTTGGAATTGACCACCGGTGATGATGGCGGGCGAAACGGTTACTTGTGTGCCAGGTGTAGTTGCAACGTTGGTTGTGGCAGTCACAACGAAGTTGCGAAGTTTGCCTGAACCGTAGGCTGCGCGGCTTTGTGGGTTAACTGCATACACGCCAGCAATTTGGATCACGTCGCCCTGGTTCAAAGTCAAACCAGCGGATGCAACCAAAGTGATGGTGGATGTAGAAGCCCAACCGGTGGACAACGAACCAGTAAAGGTCGAAGTGTTGGTGGCCAAAGTTCCGGTGTAATTGCCGAAAGTTTGGTTTACAACGTTCTGATCCATTTTCCAGTTCATGCCGCCCGAATCACGGCCCATAAGACCTTTTTGGAATTGGGTGCTGACTTGGTTTTGTGGATTGAACAAACCTTTAAGGCTGTCAACGATAGTCGCGCTGGTGAACGGCTCGATGATGCAAGAACGACGACCATCGCGTGGTGCGCCTTCAGAATCAAGGTATGCCTGGCCGGTCAAATAAGTGATAAGACCAGTTGGGGGCGTACCAGCAGTTCCAACGATGTTGGCGGTATTGTTTTTTGCCATGGAAAGACCGTCAAAGTCAATTTTGTTGGCAATGGCAGCAATAGCCGGTTTCAACACGCGGTCGCTGAACATATCAAGCGACAAAGCCAAATCCTGGGTCGTGAATTGGGTATCCACGTGGAATTGGGTTGACAGCGTGACAGGAACGCTAGTTTCGTTGAAGTCTTCAACGTTAAGGGCGGGGCCGGTAGTACCGATGAAACGACCAGGACGGCGAACGTTCAGCGTGTTACCAATTTTCGCGCCAGTTACAGCAAATTGATCGTCATACTCGCGGTTTACTTCGCTTGTAAAAGTCAATTCGTTTTCCAAGACCATCAACGCTTCGTTGGTGATCTTGCTAATGGTAAGCAAATTGTTGGACATGATTTTTTCCTCAAAAATGGGTTAAATGTCAGCGGATTCTACGTGCTGCGCGGGCTGCTTTCCATTGCTGATACGAACCATGGAAATTGCCATCGGCATCCAGGCCCGCGTCAACGGTGTTAACTGCACCACGCAGCGGCGAAATCGGCGCTGGCGCTTTTGACTTCCCAACAGTAGGTTTCACTTCAGGGGCGCTTACCTTCGAATCCCTCTCATAACGGGCCTCAATTTTTCCAATTTCTCGGACGGCTGAAACAAGCGACATTTCGGACAACTTTTTTGCAAACTCGGTGTTTTCAGCCAAGTAATACAAAATTCGCGGCCCATGCTCTGATTCGATGATTGCATCACGCACCGGATCGCTTACGCGAACGTCGCTGCTTTGCACCATGTCGTCAAAGTCCGGCATCTCTGATTTCGCCGCGTTCACACGATCTGCCCAGGCTTTGAATTTCACTTCCTGTTCAGCCGCGGCCTTGCGGTTCAAATCTTGTTGATCCCGTTCTGCCATCTTTTTATCAGCGGTATATTCGGCCAATGCTTTCGCATATTCGTACATATCGCTGAATTGTTCCGGTGTAGGTTCCTCGCCAACGTCATCCTGGGGCGCTTGCGCCTGGGGGGTGACCTTGCCTTCCAGTTCCTTCAGCCTGGTTTCCAATTGTTCACGTCTTTCACGTTCTACGCGGGCTTCCTCGCGGGCCGCTTCACGCTGTTTCGTGATCTCTGAAAACCGCCTTTCCAACTTTGGATTAGGTTTGCGTTCCTTCTGATCTTCTGCTGTTGTCGCGTCATTCCCTTCCCGATCTTGTCCACTCTGATCGTCCGCATCCGGCTCGGCAACGGCGCTTTCAGCGTCTTCGTTAGCCGCCACGGGGGCTGCGGGTTCTGAATCAACTAAACCAAGTTTTTGGGCTGTGAATTCCGCTAAATTCTCGCTTGTTACGATGTTACTCGCCAGGCGTTCTTGCACTTCCGACATAGGTTTATCCTAAGAATTAACCCAATGAAAACCCATTGGTAGGTTGTGGGTTGATTTTCAACCCTAAAACTTATGTTGTCAACAATCCGTTGCGTCTGCCCATTCAGGCAGCGTTTTCAAATGCACATAGGCTTGTTTGACAAAATTTAAGGCGTCGTCTTCAACTGAAAACAAAACCGTGTATTGTTTATTGACGCTGTAATTGTCGGCTTTGCATTCCACAACCACGGAACCGTGTTCTTTATTACCGCTAATTTCAATAATTTTGCAGTATGCGTTAAATGCAGTTCTTTGATAGCCAATTTTTACTTGGCCTATTGACGTATTAATAAACGCTTCGCCTTCGACCTGGATAATTTTTCGTAATGCCATGTTTTTTCCTTTATTGAACGGGTTGGCCCATCATTTCCGGCCCTTGGGCTGGGGGCTGCATTGGTGGTTGCATTTGAGGCTGCATCATAGGTTGTGGCTGCATCAATTCTTGGCCAGCCTGGATAAACGGATTTTGCGTTTGATTGACTTCCATTTCGGCAAACGCGGATGCTTGCTGTTGTTCCTGGTCGCGTCGTTGCATTTCAGCGGCCAATGCTTCGGGCGTTATACCAGCCAATATCAGGCGGGTCATAACGTCCAATTCCATTTTGTTTTGGTCGGTAACCGCTTTCATGTTTGACTGGTTGACCTTGGCTTCGTTAATTGTGTCGGTGTTGTAAGCGCGTGAAATCACGTCCATCAACTTGCGGCGGTTGCTGCCGTCTTCCTTCATTTGCGCCACCTGGCCGCGGTTGTTGATTTCCAACTGCAACGCAATCATTTGCTGTTCCATTTGGGCAATTTGCTGCTGCTGCGCCAGCATTTGCATTTGCGCTTGCGGCGGGATGTCCGACTTTTCGTCAATCTTGGACAACGGGTTCATGGCTGCCAAGCGGTCGGCAATAATATCGGCGCCAGGGAAATCCATGTTGCGGAACAGCAAATCGCCCGCGGCCTGGAACACTTGGGGTTCGACCATCAAAGGCATCATGGCTTCAACGGCTTGCTGGCGCTTGCTGTTGTAGCCTGGGCCGGTGTCCATCACCACGTCGTACAAACCAACCGTGACGTTGTTCAACACTTCGCCGGTGGCTTCCACTTCGTTGATTGTCACCAGTTCGGGTTTGCCATCCACGCCAATAATCCGCAAAACGCGCTGGGTGTCGTAAATCTTGGGAATTAAGTCCAAGATCACTTTGCCCGTGTGCTTGATGCTGCGGGTCATGTTGTCGTAAAAGTGGAAATTTGACAGGTCAACCTGTTGCTGCTGGCCTTGCAATGCCTTGCCGGAAATGTTGCCTGGCAACGCTTGGGACGGGTCAAAGATACCCAACACGGTTTTCAGGTCGTCAGCGATAGCGCCAGCGGCCACCATGATGCCTTCAGGCGGTGGTTCAGGTTGAATGCGGGTAGGCACGGGCGCCGGTACGCCTTCAATGTCTTTTTGCTTGTAACGCAAAACGGGCGTGGATTTGATGTTGGCCATCGCCCATTCGGATTCGTGGCCTTCGTCCTGGCCTTCAGCAATTAGCCATTTTGGCTTGGGCGCCAGGGCGATGCTTTCGGTCATGCTGGTTCGCCAAAAGTTGTACATCCGCTGCGGGTCTTTTGCAAACCGCACCAAACCGTATTTTTTGCGCTTGCCTTCGATAATCATTTGTGCGCCATAGCACGGAATGATTGGAATGTACTTGCCAGCCCATTCCTTTTCTTCCAGGATTTGCATGGCGGTCATCTTGCACCATTTCACCTTTTTGCGGTAAGACGGGCGCTTATCCATAATCGTGATCTTGCTGGCGTCCAGCAATTCAGGGCTGGGCAATTCGTCTTCGTACACCTTTGTGCCGTCGGACAGCATCACCAGGGTGGCGCGTTCGCGTTCCACGTACCAGTATTCGGCAATACGGATATCCTCGCGGGTTACCCATTCTGCGGTGTCGTCACCGGTCGCCCTGGGCAAAAATCCCGATCCGTCGTCGGCTTCGGGATATTGCTCACGAAACGCCCGTTTGGACATAACCGTGGTAACCAGGCATTTTTCAGCGTCGGCGCCATCGGGTGAAACGCTGTTTGGATCGAAATACACGCTAAACGGATCGTCGATCGGTTCAATGTAAATTTCCTGGTCGAAACTGTCTTCCGCGGTGTAATTTGTGGTCACGCGCCAATATCCCCAACCCATGCGAACAGCGTATTCAAACGCGGTGTCATAAGCGGTATCCGCATTGGAATTGACTTCAATGTGGCGCGTGATTCCTTCGACCACCTGGGCGATTTTCAAGTCGCCTTCGTTGTTGACGGGATGAACCTTAATGCGGGGGCGCTGCTGGCGCTGCTGGTTGGTGACCTGGCGAATGTAGGCGTCAATCTTGTTAATCGTCAGGCACGGGCGCGATTCCAGGTTGCGACTGTTTTGAATTTCAACGGGCCATTGGTCGCCACCGGCAAACTTCAGGTCGCCCAGGGCTTCAGCGCGGTTTTGGGAATCGGCTTCCGCAACCAGGCGCAAAAATTTAATCGCATCCCCGATGCGGCCATCCATGTCTGTATCTTGCCATGCCATAAATTATCCCCTTTGTATAGGATTATCCCATCCAGCCACCGCCCATAGCAACAGGCGTTTTCTTGCGGATTTTGACTGGTTCTTTAATCATCAATCCAATGTATCGGAATGCGTCCGCACCGTGCGAATAATGGTCATGCAGCGGTGTTCGACTGAATTGGCCCGTGTCGGGATCAACTTCATAACGATAATGTCGCAAACAGTTTAATCCGTCCGCGCAATTTTCGCGATCAAAATAACAGTTTGGAAATATTGTTCGGGCCGCGTTAATTGAATCAGCCACCGGTACACGTTCCAAAACGCGTGTTTTGTATCCAGCGCCACGCACAATGTCTTCAATGCTGCGACCGGCTGCGGCCAGGGTTTTGTTTTGGGCGTCGTGCGGCAGCCAAATGGTGTCGTACACATACCCAAACGTTTGCAGTTGCGCCAGGTAACTGGTCATGGTGCGCTGCGTGTCTTCAAAGTACCGAATCAGCCTGGTTTCCATGCCCACAAACTGCACAAACCACCAGGCGGTGGCATCGGCCCAGCCCAGGTCGCAAACAGCGTGGACGGGCTTGCTTGGGTCATACGGCACTTTGGTCAGGCGTTCATCGCGGTCAGCCTGGGCCAGTTCCTTGGCAAAGATGGCGCCATCCACCGTTTGGCGGCATAGCCCTTCCCATACCTGGTTGTAGGCTTCGGGGTCACGAACCTTCAGCGCGTCCTTTTCCTGGGCCAATGTTTCAGGGAACCAGGGGTTGTCGTGCCAGTTGATCTTGATGCTTACGCAATCCCGCGGGGGCTTGACCACAAACCGCTGATATGTTTCGTCGGTTTCCAGTTCAGGGTTAAACGAAACCCATATTTCGCTGCCCTGTTTGCGGATGGTTGGAATCAGGATGTTCCAGGACAACCGGCTGACGGTTTGGGCTTCCTCAACCCAACACACGTCCACGCCTTCAAATGACTTAATGTTGGTTGGGTTATTTTTTAGGCCAATAAACGCGAATTCCGTGCCGTTGGCGCCGCGGATGGTGGCTTGGGTGATATCGTAAAAACCCAGCAACCCCAGGGCTTCGATTTGGTCGCACAGCAGTTTGTGGACGGAATCCTTAATGCTGGTCTGATACTCACGGGCGCACAACACGCGGATGGGCTTTTTGGCGCCCTTAATCAGCAGCGCCCTGGCAATCCCCCACGACTTCGCACCACCGCGCCCGCCGTACAGCACTTTGTACCGGCTGGCCCTGAACAACCCTTGCAGTTTGACGGGAAATTGCGCCTTGGCAATCGCCTGGTCAATTTGCTGGGTGTCCGTCAATGTTTGCGATTGTTCCATCAGGGTTCATAAATTGGATTGCGATGACCGATGGCCCAATTGGTGCGCCATCCTTGCCGGTGATTTCCTGTTCGATCTTGTCGCGCCAGCCCAGGACGTTCTTGGCCGTAAAGATGGCAAACGTGCTGTTGTACGCGCCTTTCATCGTTCCTTCGACCAGGTTGGCTTGCTGCAAATCCTTGGCCTTTTTATAGGCGTAAGAAAACGGGGGGTTTCTATGGGTTCCGTCTAGGTTTTTAGCAGTTGCCCAATCGTGCAATGTCTCAGTAGTAACCCCAATATTCGTGGCAAATCGCGCCAAGGTTGGAAACGATCCAGGCAATTCCTGGACGGTTTCGTTTCCCTTGGCGTCTTTGACGGTCACTTCCCTGGTTGATGGCTGGCTGAAAAAGTCCAGCAGCATATCCACGAATTCTTCGCGGTACTTGGTGGGTCTTCCACCTAGGCTTTTTGGTTCTACGCGGTCGGGCTTGTCTTTGGGCGTGTCATTGTGACGGCGCTGCCCCCGCTTTTTGACGGGTGCGTCGGTCATCATTTTTTGGCCTTTGGCTTTGCGGCTTCGCGTTTTACGGAATAGGCAATGGCCACCGCTTGTTTGGGTGGCTTACCGGCTTTGATTTCGGCCTTAACGTTCTTTTCAAACGCTTTCTTGGTTGGGGATTTGGTCAGCGGCATTTTCGGTTCCTTCCTGGGCTTTGTCCTGGCTCAATTGCGCCAGTACGTTGGTGTATTCCTGGATGGCCCCGCTGATCTGCAACAAGATGGCTTCGTGTTGCTTCGCCAGTTCTCGCAGTTCAGCCAGGCGTTTAGCAATTTGTTCGGGTGTCATTTATTTTTTCGCTGTCTTGGCGCTTTGTTTAAAGGCTTTGGCCGTGGGGGCGCCTTTGTCCCCAGGGCTTCGCATACGTTCGGGTTTCTTACCGGCGGCTTTTTGCTGCTCGATGCGTTCACGCTTGGCGTGAATGTTTGAATACAGTCCGTTGGCCATCAGTCAGTTCCCCCTACTTTCATCACTCCCTGGCAGTCTTCGTCCAGGCTTTTGAATGTATTTGCTTTCAATTGCTCGACCTGTGCTTCCAATTCCTTCATGGTGCGGAAAAAGGCGGCAGCCTGGGCCACCGCCTGATCCCGTTGATTTTCCAGCATTTCAACCAGGAATTGCACTTCAGAGTCAGGATGCTTCAGCATGGTTTAGGCAATTGTCGAAACCATGATGTAGTACGTAGTACCGCCGCTAACCACCGGAATGGTGTGCGTGGCGGCTGGCGTACCAACTGCTGCGCGGAATACACCAGCAACGTCGGCAGCGGGGAACAAGGCAAATTTGCCAAGTTGGGTTGCACCGCTGTTGGTGACGCGCAAAAATGCAGCCGAACCAGGCAGCGTTACACCGCCGCCAAAGTTGCTGTCCAGTTGCAACGCAGCCAAAGTACCGCCAGGGGCAGCAGTTGTGCCGCCGATAGTTGCGCGTACAGCGTTGGCCGCGCCGGAAATTGAACCGCCTTGCATTTCACAACTGAAATGGGCGCCGTTGATCGTGCCAGCAGTTGCGCCGCTTGCGCCTTTGACCACGGCAAAACCGCGGACAACTTCACCGGAACCGGTAGAAGTCCAGGTCAGTTTTTGGTAAGTCAGGCGGGTGTCGCCGGATGTGGCGCTGGTCGTCGCATATGCGCCGTTCAGGATGCCGGATTTGCTGATTGTGATTGGGGCGCTAGATGTACCAACCTGAACCGAATCGAATGCTGGGTCGGCATATGCGACGCCAATTGCTTTAGTGTTTGACATTTTGGGTTTCCTTTATTATTTCCAAAAGGGTTAACAATTCCAGTTTTTTAGGCTGGCTTTAGCCCGTTCCGCGGGGCCTTTCGCGTTCTTAACCACCCCTTCCATCCTGGCACAAAACGACGCTTTTCTACCGGCGTCGGCTTTTGTCTTCGGGTTTGGTGCTGGCGGCTTCAAATTTGCATTGTTCTTTGCGTTGTACTCAGCACGGCCTTTGGCAGTCATACCGGCGCCCTTTTCCGTCGGATTGTAGGTTTTACCCTTACCGGTCGTGGTTCGCGCAATTGGTTTGTCGTGTCCTTTGGCCATGTTTTTCCTTTTTGCAAAGTATCGTGGTTATTCTTCCACCACGCAAGCAATGTCCGCTTCCTGGATGATTTGGTAATCCTGGCCATCAAAATGATGTACCGGCCAATCCAGGTACGTGCCGTTACCGTATTTGATTTTGTCGCCAACCTTGGTGTCGTACACGTCAGGGCCAATGGCCACAATTTCGCCTTCGTTGAATTTTTCCGTGTTGTTCACATAAATAATGTCTGACAGTATTCGGACAAACGGTTTGACCAACACGCGGTCATGCAGCGGGCGAATTTGCATTCTTTGGCTTCCTTCCAGGCTTTTTAGGTTGGGGGGCAACGGCGGCTGGCACTTCGGCCATCTTAGTTTCGTCCGTCATAATGTCGTACACGGCCAGCGCCACCATTTTGATTTGGTGTTCACCGCACCAATCCATTTCGTGTTTGTTGTGCATTTCAGGAAAACGGCGGCAAGCGCCCATTACCTGGCCTGTGACAAAGAATCGACAGGTCTTGCAGCGGACGTCACTCATCGCACGGGCTTTCCAGCGCGTACAGCCATGTTCAGGGCTGCGGCCATGTCTTCAGCAACCGAACGCACTTTGGCTTCGTGCATTCGCTTCATACGATGTTCAGCGGGCGTTGCCTCGCGTCCCTTCATAGATGGCTTGGCTAATACTGCCGCTTCGGTAGGCTTTTTCAAGGGCATCACTTAATCCTTTTCTCACTTCATTGTGATCCAGGCGTGGCAATTTGTCAAGCCCGCTTACCACGGTTGCATTGCCTGGGCCGCGGCTGTTGTCGATCACCATCATATGGAACCGGTGGTCGTCGCCGTATTTTTGCTGCAATTGATCCATCACCTCACGCGAACCCATGTGGGTTTTGAAATGTTCGTCAATTGGGACGGTGCGACCAGTCCCCATTTCCGCTTCCATGCGGCTGGCGCGTTTTAATGCACCGCCTTCCATGGCTTCTACGGGGTCGCGGTAGGTATAAACAACGCCAATCTTGCGACCGGCTTTCAAGGCTTGTTGGATTTTTTTGTCTGCGGATTCAAACGTGTTCATGTTGGTGTCGTACACCATTTCCGCATCACGGATGCCCTGGCTGACTTTTTGGGCTTCCTGAAGTCCGGTCGTTTTACCGGCGCCAGTACCGCCCGCGGTGAACAATACGGTATTGTCTTTGCCCGACGGGGTTGGTTTGGAAAGTTTTTCAGCGTACATCTGTTTGACAAACGCCGATGACGGTTCGTGAACGTCTGCCGACCTGGTACGGTCTGCGCGGTATTCCGGCGACATTTCGCGGGCGTCATCCGTATTAAGGATGCGGCCACCGTCAGTTGATGGCAAAGCCGCGTATTCGCTGGCCAGGCCGGTGTAATCATTCGACAGGCGTTCGAAATACGCCTGTTCAATCGGGTTGTCCGACTGACTAGGAACCTGGGGCAGCGTAGGCTGCGGGACAAGCGAAGCCAGGCTGGCCTGGGTAGGCTCGGCGCCCTGGGGCGCTGCCTGTGGTTGCCCCGCCGCTGCCAATTGCGACAGCGGGATGGCCATTATTTTTGGTACGACTTGCGACCGTGCGTGTAGCAAACGCCCTTGCTGCGGCCACCGTCAAATTTGTGGTCAGGGCCAGTTGCGTCGGCTTTGCCCATGGCAACACCGTTCACAACGCGTTCCATGCGTTCACCAGTTTTGTCGCTGGCAGTTGCGCCAGCGGGCGCCTTGGCGCTAGTACCATAGCCCTTGGGCTGCATTTCGGCGTTATCTTTGTTCATGGTTTTTTCCTTTCAGTTTAGGAATTTCAAACGATACAACGTTTTGTCAATTAACGAAACGATTTCGTCAATGATATTCTGAAGTTCAGAATCTTGGGGCAAGTCTTCCCTGGCTTCGTCCACAAACTTCAACAACGATTCCAAATATTTAACAGGGTCTTTGGCGTTGTGGAATTCTTCAGGGTACTTTTTAATTTTCTCGTATCTGCCTTGGAAGGATTCGGCAAAATCATCTGCCAAATCAATAATTTCGACGTAATATTTTCCCAGCGCCTTATGTACCGAATAGGAATCGGTCGATAGGTGCATGAAATGTGTCACCGTGCTGCTATGCAGTAATGCGGCGATAAATTCGGATGCGTCGTTTTCCATGTGGCGATGATAAAGGAAAAAAGCGGGGGCCGAAACCCCCGATTAAGGCAACGGCTCAAAAAGCCGTTCCCATTCTGCATTATTTGGGATCGGCACGTCAACCGGCCATCGGCCATTGTCAACCAGGCAATCGACCGTTTTTTTGTGCGCCACCCACCAGGCTTGTTGACGTTCCCGCTTTGTCCATTGGGCGCCCTGGTCAATGTCGTGATGGCATGACATACAAAGCGCCGCCGTCAGGTTGTCGTCGGCCTTGATGCCGCGGCCTTTGCCACCACCCCAATTTGTATGTGCTGCCTGGACAAAATGGCTGCTGCCGCACAATTGGCAATCCAGGCTGGCCACCAGGCGCAACAACTTTTTGCTTCGGATGTAGGGGTGTTTTTGCACTTGCATGATTTGTTTCTTGCGCCAGCCGGTCACGCTTCAATCCCTTTTTCCGCGCACCAGGCCAACAGCCATTCAATGAATTCGGTGGCGTCGGGAATGGTGAATTTGTGCGTTTGCCACCCTAATTGGACAACCCGTTGGCCATCCAGGCTTGGCGACACCTTGCCGATCTTGCGGTCGGTTTCGTGCGCCCATTGGTCAATCAACAGGCGTTTCCAATCGTCAGCCGACCAGGTGGAACCAGCCACGCGCATGGCCAGGTAAATTTGATGGATGATCGCGTGGAACATATCGTTTTGATCGCTTGACCTGGTGGCCCGCTTGATTTCCAGGCGCATTTTGTGGCCAGCCATCAAATTATTTTTGACTTCCGGCCAAATGTTATCCATCAAAATCTTGGCTTGCTGCGCGTTGTGTAGTTCGTAAATCACTTCAACACCCCCAACATTCGCAACGCCGCGTCGGGGCCGTCCACGATGGCCAAGGGGCCACCGCGCCAGGCGCCGTGCCACTTTAGTTGGGCGTCGGTCAATCGCCGTTCCGAAGGCGTTTTGCGGCCATCCTTAATTTCCATAAGCAACGTCTTGCCCTGAAATCCCACCAACAAATCAGGTACACCTTGGCCAACAGCCGCCAAAGATTGAACCGTAGCGCCAGCCGTGCGTAATGCCAATACAACTTGTTCATGGTTTGCGTCTATCCTGGCTGCTCTCATTTTTGACCCTGTTCATATCTTGCCGCAATGTAAGCGCTGCACCAGGGCCGCGGATTTTCTCGATTTTCTCTATCGTTTGCAGCCACCAAAGGTTGGCCAACTTCGTCCCCCTCTCGCGCTGGTGAATCTTGAAGCGGCGCAACCAATCCCTGGCTTCGCATTCCCGTCGCCAAGAATCTGACCATGTTGGGTTCGCGCCATCCGGCAAGGTCACCGGTTGCAATAAGGGCTGCGGTGATTTGGTCAAAGTCAAAGGTTTGCCCTTCCTGAAGTTTGTTCAACAATAAATGGCCCTGGTCACGGGTCATGCGTTCTTCTCCTTGAGTTTGGCTTCGGTACGCTTCATCAATTCCCAATCTGAATCAGTACTTTCCCAAAGTTCGTTTGCTTCCTCATCCGTCAGCCCTACCCATGTGCGCTGTGGTGGCGTAATGTTCCAATCCTGCACCTTTGCGTCATCCAAAGACAAGCCCCGCATCTTTGCAAAATCTCTGATTGCATCCGCTGCTGGTGATGCGTTATCAGCAGATGACAAAACAATGCGTTCTTTGCGTGATGTCAACCAGCCCATGAAGTCAAACAGTGCGCCAGCAATGACAGGATGCGCCACAGGCTCTTGCTCTGGCTGTGCCAAGGCTTCAATTACATCGTCAACCAGCAAGCGCAATGGGTCAACAGCATCAAGCCCAAGGCAACTGATCTGAAGTTGTCTAATCAATTCGTCTTTGCTCATTTGGGCATCCTTAAATGTTTGGTCAATTCACGCATTTTGGCCAATGCTTCCTGTTTTTTTCTTTCAGTTTCGATTTTTTCGTGCAATGTTGGCTGCCTGGTTATCAGCGTTTCGGGCTTGTCAGGAATGCGCGGGCCGTCCATCAACAGTTTTTTAAACGCCAGGGCCGACGGTGGCCGGTCGGGGTTCATGTGCTGCAATGCGTAATCCATCTTTGGCCGATAAGTTAGTCCACGCCCACATTCATCTATCCACACCTGGCGAACCAGGTTAGGGTCAACATCGCGCCAATGGTTGGCAAACGTGGCGCCGTAAATGGCGTTCATCTTGCTGAACACGTAATCAAAGCCGCTGTCGGCATCACAAAAGTCGCTTGCGTTCCACATGGGACACCTCCACGGTTTGTTCGGGTTTTGCCCAAAATGGGGTTGGTGCTGGTTTTGGTGTCGCCAGGCCGCGTGTCAATTCGCCCATTGCGTTCTGCCTGGCTTCCGATGCCGTCACCTGATCTTTTGCCCAACTGGCTTTGAAACTTTGCCAACCACGGGTGCAACACATCGCCAATGCCTGTTCCAACGTAAATCCAGCCCTTTGGGCCTCTTTTTCGATACCAGCCAAGGCCACGGTAGTCACCGGCGCCCGTTTGGCCTTCCTGATGGCTAAAAACGATTCCCAAACATCATTGGAAACGCCGTCAGGCGGGGCGGTGACAACCGCCTTTGTTTTCTTGGCTTTTGTATCTTGGGTCTTGGGTCTTGGGTCTTGTATAGCATTGCCATCGCTGTGCGGTCGCATTGCGGTCGCATTCCAACGCGCTTGGGCGCTGGCTTTGGCCTTTTCGCTTTTGTCCTGGATGGCCTGAATTTCACGGCCAACACGTTCCGACCACCAGCCGCCGTCGATCAGTTCAAAAAATTCACGCAACACGTTCGCAATGCTTTCGGAATGCGAACGCATACGAATTAACCTGGCAACTTCGCCAACGTCTTCCGGCAAGGGTTTTTCGTGAAGGTAGCACCAATCAAGCATTCGGCGATATGCCAAATCTTCTGATTCGTCCAGGTGCGCGGTGTGACTTTGATAGTCACCGATGTTGAATTGGTAATAGTGCATTAACCCACCTTTCATCCCACCCAAAAAAGGAAACATCGGAAGGCGGGTGGGTCGCTTTTCGGGTGGCTCATGACTTCCACCCTATCCGTGCTTCACAAAAATTTTATCCCTTAAACCATTTAGGACGCAATGCTTTTAACTGCCACACCCGTGCCGGTGGAACATCGTTCCCCCATTGGCTGACTGCCGCCCTGGTGATTCCCAACAGTTCGGCAAGCGCCTTGGCTGATCCAGCCAGTTTGATTGCTTTTTCTTTGTCCATCTTTCCATGTTAAGCGGCCTTGCGTTGTGTGTCAATAGCAACAAATTTCCTTAAAGTTAAGGGGGCTTTACAAATAGTTGTTGCAATGTTGGTTTAGTTGGCTTAACATTCAGTCATGCCCTAGCGAATTGCACGGGGTCTTTTAAAAGGAAATCAAAATGTCAAATCGTGAATACCTCTCTTGCTCTGAAACCGCAAAATTAATTCGTGCGGCACTCAGAGAATCATTCCCAGGCGTGAAATTCAGCGTTCGTTCTAGCGTCTATTCCGGCGGCGCCAGCATCAACATTCGTTACACCGACGGCCCAACTTACGAACAAGTCAAAGCCGTGGCCGGTATGTTCGAAGGCGCTTATTTCGACGGAATGACAGATTACAAAGGTCTGAATTACGGCAGCCTGGACGGCAACGAAGTTCGGTTCGGCGCTGACTTCATTTTCGTAAACCGTGATTTCAGCCTTGGATTTTTGGAAAGCAATGTGCGGGCCGCTTGCGAATACTACGGTTACGCAATGCCAACAATCACCGGTGGCGGCGCTTATAGCGCATACATCGCCGACCGGCTGGATTACGAAACCAACCGCCGCATCATGGCCAAGGTTTCCGAAATCAGCCTGGTGGCCACCAGCGAAAGCGCCACCTTGGCCCGTGTCGGGTTCCTGGGTGACGATGGTTACGGTTACGGCGCCGTTGGCCGGTTGGCAGCATAAGGGGGACACCATGAACCGCGAACCAACCGATTGGGAAGTTGTGGTCATGGCGCTGATTGCGGCGCCTGTGATCTACGTTTTGCTGTGGCTGGCCATGGCGATGTTTTAAGGGGAACAACGTGAAAATTTTTAGAGTACATCGGGCTGGCAAAGTTTTCTTTGCCACGTACCTGGGTGGCGTGTATTTCGAACGCGCCAGCGAAAAAGAATTGCGCGAAGCAATAGCAGTCCGCGAAGGGTTTGCAAAAATATTTGCAAGTTCTGTTGACTTTTTTGGTTAAGCGGGCTTATACTGAAACCATGCCGGAAACGGTCTTTTAAAAAGGAAATTGAAATGAATGCAAACCAATCAAACCGCGACATACTTGTGTATGGCTGCAACTTCCAAGATTTCTTGGAATCTCTCAAAGATTCAATCACCTATCAGTTAACCGGCGCCAACATGGTTGTGGCTGGCTTAATGTCCGACGCCCAGGAACAAATGTCGTTCGGCGATACCGAAGGCGCCCGCCAAAGTTTGAACCGCGCCAAAGGTGTTTTGTTTGCGATTATGAATGGTGAATTGAACGCCAACGGGGTGTCAGCATGAACGCCGTCACCATCACCAATCCCAACCAAATCGCAACGTTCGTCAATGCCGAATATGGAATTGCCGCCCTGGTGACAAAAATCAGCACGGGTTACGCCGTGACGTTGTGGGACACCGACGCGGAATTGCCGGTCGGCGGCATTCGCACCTACGGCAGCGCGATGTTGGCGCCAGCCATTAACTACGCACAAAAACTTGCAAACATTTAAGGGGATCAACATGAAACGCTTACCTTTTGAAATTGAAGGCCCGTACAGGGCCACGTTTAACCGCTGGCAACGCGCCTGGAATTGGCTGGTGTTGGCGTGTTTGATTGCTGTTGCTGCATTTTGTTTAACCGGCTGCAACAGCCTACCGCCCAACACAACGTTGGACGCGCAACAACAACTGATCCTGGACAAACAGGTGCAGCCAATGTCGCGCAACGAAGTCATCACCGCGGTGACTGAATGCACATCCAGCGGCCTTCGCGCTGTGATGCTTTATGGCAAACGCAAGGTCAACAACTTCACAACCGACGTTGTGGTGGATGTAACTTGCGCCCCAAAATATTAAAAGGAAAATCATGGAACAGTCATTTAACAAAGTCGCCGCGGCCCTGGTCAAAGCACAAAAAGAATTTGGCCCCGCGCTGAAATCGTCCAGCAACCCGCATTTCAAATCGCGTTATGCCGACCTGGCTGCGTGTGTTGAAGCGGTGGTGGATGCACTCAACAACAACGGCATTGCATTGACGCAACGCGTCAGCCCATCGGAAAACGGCGTGATTGTTGAAACCGTGTTTATTCACGAATCCGGTGAAATCATCAATTGCGGCCAATTGCACGTTCCGGCCACCAAACACGACGCCCAGGGTTACGGCAGCGCCTTAACGTATGCGCGGCGTTACAGCCTTATGGCAGCCTGTGGCATCGCGCCGGAAGATGACGACGGCAACGCGGCCAGCAAGCGCCCAACAGCGCCAGCAATCCCAACGCCGGACATTACCGATCACCTGGCA